ATGACCGATCGACGATACACCTTATCGAGGATGCCGTCGTCTACTAACGTCCAACCCGCGGTAGAGGGGTAGGGTTGCCCAATGGCGAGATTAGTGGTGGTACCACTGATCAGAGAGCCGGCGATATCGTCGGCTATAACGCCGTAGTAGGCGTAGAGATACCAGGCCGTGGTACTAAAACTGGGGTTTGCAAGCGTGATGAGCACGATGTCATCTATTGCAAAAACCAGAGTGGCTGTGGTTCCCGCGGCGTTGATCGAGTAGGTCCAGGGGAGGGCCATGTCACCAGGTCGATTTTCCCGGATCCAGCGCAGCACCCAATATCTTGAACGACCCTTGGCAAAGAAATAACTCTGTGTGAACCAGATAGGCGTAGCCAGGATCCCAGAGACAATGCCTTCGACCGTTATTGGGCTTGTGTAATCACCAGCGGATTCAATATTGCCAGTAGGCAGGCCAATGAGACCATAATTGGTCGGATCCGCTGCCCATCGGTAAAAGGACCGCAGCTGCAGCGCCGGCCCACGCAGGTATCCTTCTTTCAGCGTCTCGGTGATACCACCAGGCTTTGGTGAAATCTGCTGGCCAACCACTAGGGTCTTCAGATAGTTCACTCGTTCAGCGATGCTACCCGCAAGGTTGTAAACCACCGAGGAGACTGTGACTTGATCGCCCACGACTATTAACTGCCCAGAGCGTTCGCAGCACGGATGGCTATGAGCACTTCATCCAGGTTGGCGTTGCTGAACTGGGCGGGAGCCAGGAGGCCTTCGTCGATCGTCTTCTGCGTGATCCAGGCGTCAGAGAAGATCTTCGCCACCTTAGTTTCGGCGTCACGCTGGTAGGAGTCGATCTGCTGGGTATATAGATCCTTCTGTTTGCCAACAGCGCCGACGACTGTTGTGACGTTATCGGAACGAGTGTTCATGGTCTGGGACCGCTGCACTTCCATCTGTTCGATGAGCAGTTTTTCCTGCGCTGGCAGGATGGTCGTGTTGGTGATCGTAAGACCGTTACCCTGCAGCACCAGGTTGGCGATCTGAGCTTCGGCGGTGAGATCAGACCAGTAGGCCTGATCCGCACCAATGAGGAACTGCTGCGCTGCCCCGAGAGCTGCACTGACGATCGCGGTGTACGCTTTGGTGTACTCGGCACCGGAAATCCGGTTGGCCTCATACTCGACCTTGAGGTGAGCTACGAGGCTCACCATCAACTTGTCGAACACACCCTCACCGCCGACAGAGCCGGTGGTGAGGTCAAAGATCGTCATCTTTACGGGAGATGCAACGGGCACAGTCTTACTCCATTATCAGAATAATCAGGGGTGGATTAAATAATCAATCCATGCCCTTGGCAGCTGCCTGTGTGGCGGCAAGACGGGCGAGTTCCTGGGTGGTGAGCTGCGGGAGCACCTCGAGAGCAAACTCACGGGCCATGGAGGTTTCGATTTGCTCCTTGCCGTTGACCTTGCGGACCTTGATCTGCAGGAACTCCCGGTTCTTGAGCTGCTGATAGATGATGAAAGGGAGGTGGTAGCCGTTCTCGGTCTGCTCGCCGTAGGGAACGAACTTCCGGACGGCGCCAAGGAACGAGTTGGCGACGGTGAAAATCTCGCCCGGCAGATCCTTCTTGGCCGGGTTGAGGTTCTGGATGCGAACCCGGACCAGCTTCATCTGCTCGGCGTAGAGTTGTTGACGGATACGCTGCTTGGCGGCGATTTTGGACTCTTTGATCGACGCAGGAGCCAGAGGGGCCGCAACGCCGATTATGCTGTCTTTCAGAGTTGCAATCTGGGCTTCCAGGGCTGCGATTATATCGTTCTGGTTCGCCGATGCGGCCGATGCGTGGGTCTGGCCTTCGTCGTCTTGGCTGATCCCATCGGGGTTATCGGAGTTGTCGTCGTTTTCCTGAAGGGCCTCACCCTCGAGCCTGGCATTGATCTTGCCCTTGAGGGTCTCGGCGCTGATGTTGTTCGAGAACGAGATACCCATCAGCCGGGCACGGCTTTTGAGCATGGCGAGCTCAGTCACCTGAAGTGCCTCATCTTCATCATCGGGCTCTTCCACAGCAGGGAGCGTGGGTGTGGGTTTGGTTGTCTCCGCGGCATCCTGTTCGGCCTTGGCCTTCAGGACATCTGCAAATAGGTTCTCGGAACTGCTGGGGTTGGGCATGTGAATTTCCTGCAAAATGTGGGTCGGAGTCTATGAAAAGAGGGAGAGAAGTGACTCTCTCCCTCCTGTGTTTGCTATCTGGATCCGCCGCCTATTAGATAGGCGCGACGGTCTTGATGAGGCCGATACGCTCGGGCCGCTTGACCAGGATGCCGTAGTACCACTTGATCGAACTGAAGCCGGTTTCGCCATACGGGTCGTTGCGGTCGGCGGTCTCTTTGCCGGGCATCTTGGTCATGACCGAGAATTTCACGGTCTTGCCGTCGGTCTGGAAGCCGATCGTGGTGAACGAGTCATCACCGATGACGAGCAGCGGGAACACGTCGTAGTTGCCACCGGTGTTACGGTAGCCAAGATTGCCGCCGGTTACGGTTGCACCAACGTCTGCCCAGTGCAGCATTTCCGGAACCTGAACGATGCGGAACGCATCGATGGTGCCAATCTCGCCGTTGAGGATCGTGCCGGCGTCGCCGTACTGCTGGACCGGGATGAACGCCGGATTCGTGAAGGTATCCTGCATCGCCTTGAGTAGGGGAACCAGTTCCGAACCAGTGAACATTACGCGAGCAGCCGGCAGCGTCTTGGTGTCGACGAGACGCGAACCGGTGATGATCTTGGTCTGCTTCGGGGTACGGTTGTCCATGAGCAGCTGATCGAGACGCTGGAAGTCAGCGTAGTCGACCACAGAAGGCGTAGCACCTTCACCGGTGATCGTGCCGTCGGTAGTCGCAGCGCCGGCGTAGAGGATGACACCAGCGTTGGTGAGCAGGTCCTTCTGAAGCACGGCCTCGGTGATCTGCGTCGCACCATTGACGAGCTCGCGACTCAGGTGGTTCATCAGCTCATCGTCGGAATCAAAGTCGAGCGCCTCGGCAGTGAACTCGGTGAAGAAACCGAACTTGCTGATCGAGCCTTCACGCTGCAGACGGGTGAAGCCAACACGGTTCACACGGCCGCCGGCCTCGGACAGGACCGGGAGCTTGGACACGATTGTGCCAATGTCCTTGGACGAACCATAGAGGAAGCCATCGGCGATCGTAGCGCCGGCGGCGTCGATGCCCATGTCGTTGACGTTGCGTTCGTCTAGCAGCGGGACGTACTCGTAGACCTTTATGGTCTTGCCGAAGTGCTTGGGCATATTCATCGTCGAGGCGAGCGGCATGAAATACTGCTCTTTGCGGGCCTCGATGATCGCCTTCTTCAGCCAGAAAAAGGTCTGCATCTGGGCAGAGCCCGTAAGGTCCACGTCCGAACGAGTGCCACCCGGAGTCAGGGTTGGTGCATTATAATTCAGCATTTTGAAAATTCCCTTGCGGGACCAACCCGGTTACTCGAACTCAGAGGCGGTCCTTGAACTGTTTCAGAAACTCGTCGTCTGCCATCTCTAGCGGATTAACGAGGGCGCCTGACTTGCGGGCTGGCGTCGTTTTGGTTGACGCTGCTGCCGCAGCTTTGTCACCATTCTGAACCTGGGCCTTCGGAGCTGCGGTGCGAGTCGCGATCACTTGGGGCTGCGGGGTATCCCCCGACAGTGTCTGGATCGGCACTTGGATCGTCTTGAAGCCGTTAGTGGCCTGCAGATGATCCCCGGCAAGCTTATAGGCTTGTAGGAACGGCGTAGTCGGAGTGATTCGGCCGAACATCTTCTGACGGTCGATCTCAGCAACGATTTGGCTGTAGACACCATTTTCGCGCTGGGATTGGATAACCCCTAGAACCTGCGGCGATTCGAGGAGAAGCGCTTTGCTCTCCGCGTCCCACGTCTGGTTGATAACTCGAAGCGTCTCATTGCCGCTGGGATTGGACTGAACGTCTCCGAGCGCCTGATGAAACGCCATCTCCTTGTCACTGACAGAGTGGCTCTTCGGAGTGTACTCTGCATTATCTCCGATATTCAAGTCAAGAGGGTCGATGCCCGATTCCTTGATTAATTTCTTAATCGCGTCCGGATTTTTGTTGTTAATGTCAATCAGAAACGACAGCTTGCCCTCGTCGAGCAAGTTGGCCTTCTCGAGCATTTTCAGAGTTTTCAGGGCCGGCTGCAGGTCCTGGATCTTCCGGCCGTAGCCGGCGCCCATCTGCATCAGACGGAGTGCCTCTTCGGGAGTGTTCAGCTTGATCTCACGCCCGTTCGCCTTGAACGGCGCCATGACCTGCTTGAAAAACGCCTCGTAGTCGACAGGCTTTTCCGCGACTTTTGCGGCTTCAGCTGCGGCGACGACCTTAGGATCCTTTGGGTCAACAACTGCGGCAGCGGCTATTTTGGGCTTGCCGTTGGCATCGAGCTCTACAGCTGCATCGACTTTGCCACCGTCCTTTGTGCCCTTGGTCTTGTCGGCTTCCTTGGCTGCGGTCAGCTCGTCGGCGGATTTTTGTTCGGGGGTCTTGGCATCTTCAACAGCTTGAGCAGCAGCCTCAGTGGCCTTCGCGGCTTCATCGGCAGCTGCCTTTTCCTCATCGGTCTCG